CACGTTCGTTTCTCTGTATTCCTATTTTTGTAAATGCGTCTAAATTAACGTTTTCTAACTCTGCTTTTTTAACCAGGTAATCTTGAAGCTTCAATTTTGTAGCATAATCCTGTTGTAAATTAGCTGTTTCAGCCGCTTTTTTTGTTAATTCAGCTTGTTTTAAATTAGCTTCTTTTGCTTGTAATGCAATTGTGCTGTTTGTTTGGTCAACACTCGCTGTCGTTGCTCTTGTTTGATTATATGCCTGTAATCCTGAGTTAATTGCTCCTTGTAGTGGTGATACGTCGTACATAGGTGCTTGTAAATTTGGTGCGTTCACACTTGTTTTATTAATCGAACCGGCTGTTGCGTCTGCTCCTCTGCCATATACCAAATTTGGGTTTAATCCTGCTTGTCTTAATCTTGCCATTTGTTGTTCAGGATGATTATATGCATTTTCCCTATTCCAATTTTCTAAATTGTATTTTTGTTCCTGTTCTGCTGCTGCTTTTTGTGCATCTATGTTATCCTGGTTTATTTGTTGCTGTGATTTTGCGTTTTTCCAACCTACGGCTCCGCCTACTAATGTGCTTATTCCTGCAACTATTAATCCTACTGTTATTGGGTCCATTTTATTGTTTTATTTATTGACGGTGTCAATAAGCCCTAATACATCAAGTAAGGTATTAGGGCTGTGACTGCTCCCCGTCAGTCACTGTTTTTTCACTGTTTTTCTTATTTTTCTCTTTATTTTTCTCGTACTTGTCTTTCTCTTGCAAGTTTTTTATACGTTGTTCATTGTGCATTTTCATTTCTTGCAAATCTACTAAATCCAATGTGCGGGGGTTTATACCCGATGTTTCGTCTTCTTCATAAATCGGTGTTAACCCTCCGCCAATTGGTAATCCTTTTGCATATCTGTCCATTATTTCTTTAATACTTAAAGATTGGTCAGGTATTGTTTGTGATGGTTCTGTAAAGACCTTATAATTTTTTGGTCTGTCTTTTGCGTTTAATACGTTGTAAAGTTTCATATTGTTCCTGTCTTTTTGTTTTTTGATTTTCGTACTTTCTCTATGCGAATTAATACTTCCTCTTTCCAAATTTTTTCTTTTGTGGATAACTCCATATTTTGCCATCTTTGTGTTTCTCTTTCCTGTAAAGCTTTTCCAATTATTTGTCTTTGTAATTTTGTGTATAACTTCTCTTTATAATACCGTGGCATAGCTATTTTTTTACCGTCTTTTAATGGTATGTAGAACCTATTTTCTATATCTGCTTTATGCCACTTTGCCATCCTTTTGGTTAAATAGTTTTTGCCTATTCCTTTACTCATTAGTTGAAATTCGGGTTCTCTGTCGTCCCGGGGATGCTCTGGTATTGTTCCTGTTTTGCTTATATATTTTAAGCAATATCCCACCGATGCTTCGGTTACTTCTCCAAAGTGTATATGTCCATGTAACCACGACTTTTTTACCGTTTCTGTGTCGGCATTAAAAAGTATAATGTGATAGTGTGGTCTCTTTGTTTCTCCTCCGTACTCGCCTGCTGCGTAATATACTAACTTATTTTCGTGGTGTTTCCGGAGTCTTTTCATAAATTTTTGTATATCTTGTTTGTTTAGTGTCATAAACCGATTTTGTGTTAACGGGGGTTTTTCATATGTTAAAGTTATAAAAAAGGCAGAGTTTGATATCTCTGCCTCTTTTAACAACCTAAATGACCATCCGCTTATCCTTCGGTTTCTGCACTCATGACATTTTCCGCAGGGAAAGTCATATCCTGACTCCCGTTGTCTCCATGGTGTGATGCATTGTCCCATTTGGTATCTTCAATCATTTGTTTTAATTCATGCATTGTTAATGGGTAATATACGGGTTTCTCCGTGTCCATACCTATAACATACATTTTACCGTTGCTTACGAATATTACTGCGTTTACCATAATTATAGCATTGGTGTTCCAAACACAGGCATTGGCCTTACTGCTTTTATTTTGTTTAATACCTGGATATACAAAGTGTCTTCTGTTGGGTCAGTTACTGCAAATATTCGGTTTACGTCTGTAGCATCACACTCTATAAATTGCTGTGATAGATTTGGTTGTGAACCAAATATGCGCCCTGCATGCCAATAATCTAACGTTGTTCTAAATTCTCCTGCTATACGATTAGGCAAATATTTATATTCTGCGTACCGGGGAATATATCCAAAAACGTCTGTTGGGTTTGCTCCATATCCATAAATCTCTTGGTTTTGTACTTCCTGTTCACCAATGTGTGCGAATGAAGGCCAAAAGAATTCAGTTGGGTCCTTTTTAAGGAAATTTTTTGGTATACCTTGCTGATATGCGGGTTTAGGCATTACTGACATTATTCCCATAATATAACCGTGTTCTTCAACATAATAACTTCCTTTGTAACCTTCTCCGATAGATACTCCGTGTCCTGCCATTGAACCTGTCGCAGGTGATGTTGGTTTTGTTGTATCGTTTGCGTCAAAAGAACCTGTTGTGTTCAATACTTCCGATATAACTACGGGTGACTTTGTTCCTGTAATATATTCAGGTCTTTGTAAACGCTTGTCGCTTGAATATACTCCAAAGTGTGCTAATATATTTTCTATGTAACGTGTTCCACCTCTGGCGTTTCTTTCAAGCCACTCCTGCAACCTAAATGCTCTGCGTAAATCGTTGATTGTTGTTGGTCCTACTACTAAACTACCGTCGGGGTCATATGCCGAGTCTGTTGCCAAACTACCCGCTGCTGTAATACCCGTACCGGGGTTATTTTCAATAGTACCATATACATCTCCAGGTATAGGGTTTTGTGTTTTAAACGTTGGTGTTCCTGACCATGTTGGGTCTAGCTCTACTACTCCCAAAGGAATGTCAACTGCTTGTCCTTTTTGTGCGAAAGGTAATGATGCTGTAAAATAGTCATGTTCCCACGCTCTTCTACGTAGTGATGTTAATGCAGATATATTAGTAGTATTGTTTCCGTCTGTTAATTGAAACGGTACTTCTGCTATTAAATTTTGGTCCCGATAGTACTCATTGTATACACACTGATAAGCCGCAAATGGTAGTGCGTTTATCTCTGTTGGCGTTCCTCCTGTTTCAATTGGTGGTACTCCTAAATAGTCGCCTAGTTTTAATTGGTCTGCTGTTAGTGTGTCTGTGTAATTAATGTATGGCAATCCACCTGTTGGTTCGTTTACTATAAATTTCTCCCAATTTTCCCATAAAATTCGGTTTGGTACAAAGAAATAGTGTACGGTTACATCGAAACGATGCATTACGGGTGCTAACATGGGTGCAAACCTTGTAAAATTATCTGCTCCTAATGTAAACGAGTCGCCAGGTATTGCCTCTACTAAACAACACGGCATTAAATTGCCTATCTTACCACTCATTTTCACATCGTGTGTTAAATCGAATGTGTTGTTTTTTGGTTTTGATAGTTTGATTGAGTTAAATAAGTTTTTCATAGTCGGATACCTCCTCTTGATACTGTGTAATACTTAACTTTCCTTCCGCTCTTGCGGTAACTTTTTGATGATTTTTTGTAAGCCATATTTTTTTTGTTTTTTGGTTTTTGTAATTGTTGTTTTTTAATACCTACGCGCCTTCGGCTTGTTGTTTTCATCACTCACGCACTCGCTCCCGTTGGTCGTTCGCTTGTGCGTTCGTTCTTCAAACCTTGCCTGTTCAGCGCTTGTTATTCCAATTCCAACCATCGTTATAGTTTTTTGTTGTTGATGGTGTATATTTTGCTTTATCTATGTACATCTGTGTTTGTTGTGGTGTTAAATCCATACTTGGTCCTGATAATACTGAATTTAAATTCTGCCACCACCATGGTGAGTTTTTTGAAATTCCTTTTTTCGCCATGTCGGCTTCAAATTGTTTTACTACTCCTTCCGAACGTAGATTTCCGTTCATTACTTTTAAATTATCGATTTCTGCTTGTAATTTTTGCTGCTCATATTGTGTTGTCGCATACTTTTGATGATTAAGTAACCACTCTGTTTTTTTATTTAATAAATCTTGTGCTTTTAGTTTTAAATCACTTGCGTTCATTAATTGTTCACGTTCGTTTCTCTGTATTCCTATTTTTGTAAATGCGTCTAAATTAACGTTTTCTAACTCTGCTTTTTTAACCAGGTAATCTTGAAGCTTCAATTTTGTAGCATAATCCTGTTGTAAATTAG